CGATTGTTGGTCTCCCAACATCCCACACTGAGCATATGGAACAAATAGCGAAAGAATACAGCAACTTCCTCATGCTTGAACGTCTGCGACCTGTTGACCACGCAAAGTTGAAAAAAAATATTCACACCATCTTGTTCAACTTGTGGCTCCACAAAAATGCTGAAAGTTTTGGTGTAGACTTATACTTTCACGGCGGCCTAGCCTCACATGGCAAATCACGGGAGTAACCATGCCCACCGGCACAACGCCTGAAACGCCTGCAATTTTCATCGACATTGACTGGAAAAAGCCGCTTGTGACCCTAACGCGGGATGAAGTGGATAGGCTTAAGCTGCGCATATGGCTTGACAATGCGATAATTGACGCACAGATCATCAGCAATGCCGCCAACGCAAATGCCATAGCGCAAAAGTGAGGAACGATCATGCCCACAGACCAAGAATTAAAGCAACAGCTTGCATTAGCGCTGGACGCAACTTTAGAGCCGATGCACGAACTTGAACGACGCGGCTATACGGTGGGAATATTTCCTACAACGTTGCGCACTGTGGACGGTGAACAGCCGGACGGCACGCTCAAGACGACCATTTTCAATTTGAAGGTGTTCGAGCAAATTACAGAGGAACTTTAGTCATGGTCACAGAATCTCAACTTGGCTCCGCAGTTGATGCCACGATTCGACGCATGATTAAGCAGACTATGCAAAATATTGATGATGTACTTTCCGGCGTTGATTTTAAAGGCACTACTTATTACGGAACATCCCCTGCAAACGCCATTTGTGGGGATTCTGGTGGCATACTATCCGCAAATGAGCACATTTTGACAAAACGCAAAAAAGAGGAACAGCCATGCGCGCCGACAACTCCACATATATGCCTATCATATACGTTAAGGCGTCCGAACTTTTAGAACCTGATGGACAAGAAGAATTTGACAGGCTGTGGGAATCGCTGCACACGGCACAACAGTCCAACAATGTGCAGCGTGATGCGCTAGGTCAGTCGTGTGTAGTCGCGCCGGTGGTCAACGTGGGTGGGGTGATGGGAGAGGTTGTAAAAAAGGCTACGCGCAGGGTTGCCCGCGATATAGTCAAAGAACAATGCGCGTATGAATTAAATCTTCTAGCAGCTACCGAATTTTTCGCCATGGAGATAAAAAGAAGGCCATAGCCTACGTAGATGGACTTGTCGACCAGATGCTTGATGAAGGGATGAAGTCTATCTGCAAAAAGTAGTCCTACAGCTTCTTCCCCTGCCCATCGTACCCCAATTCTTCCAGCGTGTACGGCAGCCCTGTTTTCTTGTCCCACAGATCATTCCACTTCACCGCGCCTGATTCCAGCAGCTTGCCGCGCACCGGGCCAATGCTCGTTCTCGCCCTCTGCGCAGGGCTGAGTGACGCCCACCACCCGCTGAAATTTTCTGTTGTCTGCCCGAACTCCTCAATCTTGCGTCCCCCCGTGCCTATGGCCCCAGGTTCGCGGATAGTCCATGGCCGGGCTACGGATTCCAGATCGTCAATGTCAATGCCGAAATCGCGCCAAGTCTTTGTTACCAATGTATAAATTCCACGACAACCTACATGCGCGGGGAGGCGCGGGCGCGCCTCATTCAGCCCGTACTCGCTTCCATCTGCCAGCGCGCAAATCCGACAACAACGTGCATCCAGCGTTTCAACCCGCCGATACCCCTTGATTATGTCGCTGTTGGCCTGCGCTACTGCTTCCATGGCTTGTACGTTTGCCGTCTGCGTGTAGGTGCGTGTGAGCATGACGGCCTCTTGCTGCGTGATAGCAAACCCATCATCTATCGCTGCCTGTAGCACGTCCTGCACCATGGCCCGCGTTCCCTTGCCCTCAAGCCCCCCGCGCTGTATGGCGGTTATCAGCGAGTCGTTGACGCCATTTGCAAACGCTTTTCCCACCCAATCCGACAATACAGTACCGTCCTGCAAGGGCGTGCGCTTAAACCATGCCTGCAACTGCTCCGTGGTCAGTCCCACTGTTTTGACCGCACTCGCTTTGCCGTCAAATGAGAGCATTGCATTGTACGTTGCCAGTGAGGCCGTGGCTGCCGTAATGCTTGACTGTGTGATGGTGGTAAGGACCTGCGCCTGCGCGCCAGCCATGACCTCGCTAATCCACGCATTGACCTGTTGCAGCCGCGCCTGGTTCCAATCGGTAACTCCCGCCAAACTTTCGGCATCGGCGCTGATCTGTGCCACAACGTCAGCCTTAGCGCTTTGCAGCACCTTGATAAGCTGCGCCACGGCGGCACCGTCCAGCGTGTCCAGCTGGTCGCGCCAGTACAGGATGCGGGCGAGCAGGTATTTTGCGGTCAATTCATCGGTGGTCATACTGCCATGCTTTTGTTTTCACGTTTAGCTATCGTGATGGAAAATGGCAGTATGCACAGGGAGTAAAACATCAGCCTATCGCCACGTTCTTTGCCGCAGAAAAACCGCCGATACTGTCTATCCAGAGTGATGCAGCCTAGCGGGCGATTCCAACAGAACATGAAGGCAACGCCAACTCCGCGTACCTTGAACATCCAGCGTACATATTGCTCTGCATTGCTATATGTTAGCATGCGTCCTCCATGCCTGTATTTTACCACAGACACGCACGGCAACCAAGGGCTTTAGGGGTGCGCGTTTTAACGGGTGTTTTTGTGTTTATCCCTATATAATATATGGTAAATAGGGCGCGCGCTTTTGCCTATATTTTCAACACATCAGAGAGTTTATTCACCCCATTCTGTCCGGCGTTGGTCAGCACGTCCTTTGCCACGTTTTCAGACTCTTTTTCCGGGTCAAAGTTCTCAGGCAGCGTTCCGATCTGCTGCAACTGTTTCAGCGCCGTCAGCTTGGATATGATGTTCAGACGGGTCAGTTCAAGAATAAACGCCTTGTCCAGCACGTTTGTCTTATCCTCGCTGTAGTCCTCATTGTACGGCGTCAATATGGCATCATCAGCCACGTTCTTCATACCCAGCCATGCCGCCGCGTACCGCCAGCACCGTTTTTCAGCAGAACCGCAGCGCCGGGCGAACTTGGCAAGTTGCGTATTGAGCTGCGCGTTGTCCAGCTTCTTACTATCGGCACTCTGCCCTACCGCCGAGTCAGGCCGTACCATGCGCAGGGCGATTTCACGGATTTGCTGTATGTCGCTGGCGAGGAAGGCCGTCTGTGCATCGAAAGAGGTGCCGGACGGCTCGACGTAAGCCGCAGACACACCATCTCTCATATCAGAGCGAAGGATATTGCTGCTGGCACGGACAAACTTGTCTCCATCCTTGTCATCCAAACCGTTAATCACCAATAACGGAACGGCGCAGTCGAACAGCATTTTATCCAGCTCACTGTAGCGCCTGAACGTGCCTACGATCAACGAAAGCACGTCGTCCGTAACCGGGTTCCCCGTCATGGGAGAACGCGGCTCAAACAGGAAGGGAACGAGCGGGACGGCACCACACTGGTGCTTCTGCGGTTCGCCATCTGGGGTCATGCCAGCGGCATAAATTGCGGCAAGTTCTTTTTCCACGATGGTAAGATTGCGCGCCTTGCCCCTGAACTTCTGCCATGTGGTGCGCGTCCACACGGTAAGCACGTCAACTACCTGGGGCAACGCAAAGGCTTCGGACTTGGCGTCTTCCGTCGAGTGTATCACGACCCATGCAAGGCCCTTGTCGTCTATACCCCAATCCCACACGGCATCCGCGTCCACGTCCACGAAGTACGGAAACGGCCTGCGCCCGGCGGCACGATCTGCGGCCACGGTTTGCGCCCGTGCTGGCTCCATATCCACCAGCACAAAACGAGCGCCCCCAGCGGCGGCATTGCGTACCACGTCGTCAAAAAACGTGTCGGCGTCATTGCCCAGCCGGTCAACATCCTGCATCATGGGCTGTAACGCATCCGGCAGCGTTCTTTCAGGCTTGCCCTCGCATATCATGCCGCTGAACACGTCAACGATGGGGGCAGCAAAGTTGCGGTAGGTCGCCCGTTCGATACGGATTTCATACTGCTTCTCTGTTTCAAACGGGTGCTTGGTAAGCAACTCTCTGTGCTCCACCTCGACGCACCGCCCGCCTTCATACAGCGCCATCGCCAGGTTACGCTTGAGGCGGTTTTCTTCGTAGCACGGGTGTTTTTGGGTATAATCGGCCATGGTTCCGCCCTCCTATGAACCAAATCCGAAGCGGACTTGTCGTTTAACTACTGGAAATTCCTTGACTATATAATAGCCCCCGGCATCACAGTTTGAAACTAGGATGCCATTTGCGAGCCTAAAAAATCCACACGCTGGTACAGTCAGGCAATAAACATCACGCGGCGTTTCTCTGTGTTCTATAGCTACGACGTAAGGATCCACCACACTTTCTGGAACAACATTTCGTCTTGATATATTTATTGACAACGAATTCTGCGCCACAAACGACGCAAATTCTTGTCTCGTTGTCAACGCCTGATAGCCTTCTGGATTTCGCTTGGCAGTTGTTAGAGCAGTATTTATTTGTGCCGACATCTTCCGCTTCAAACTCTTTTCCGCAGCATTCGCAAGTAAATATCTTTTTCGTGTGTAGCTTGTCTTTGCACTGTTCATAGTGCTTGCGATGCCACTCAGAACCGGCCTGTGAACCATGCCACGCTTTAGCCGCCTCAATAGCGAGCCGGATAGCGCGCTGTGAATCCTTTTTTCTTTCAGGCTGTTGCATGTGCAACCGCATATGCTCGCCGTGGCTAACCAGCTCAAGGTTTTCAATTCCATTATTTGCCCTGTCGCCATCAATATGATGGACGTGGAACCCATGCGGAATCGCGCCCTTGTAATGTTCATATACGGCCCTGTGGAGCCGCTTCCCATTCCTTTGAAAATAGAATCCGCACAATTAATAGACTTCACCAAGAAATCTTTGTTTTTTCTCTGTAATGACTTCAACCATGATTTTAAT